GTTGCGAAGAAAGTAGCCCCCGCAGAAGAATCCGCAGAAGAACCGGCAAAGCCAAAGAAGAAGGTTGCCAAGAAGAAGGTAGCAACAACAACCGATTAAAAACAAAAACAAAAACAATAAATAACAACCAATGTATTATAAGCAACAACAATAAATAATGGATACACAAACCCCAACAAAAAATGACACCCAGTGCGGTGTTATTTTTTACTTATGATTATCAATGAATATGGAATGAAACCCAACGTTTGTTTTTACAGGTAATTCTATGAAAACGGGTTCTTCCTCGTGTAGTGGAATAAAGCAAAAGTAATGTTTTTTGAAATCATTTGAGTACGCAAAGCTACATATATGTGGTTTTTCGTCGATTTCAATAATGTTAGGGTCTCCGCCACAAAAGCTAATATCTTCATAAATATACTTCTTCTCTATGTTTAGTCCATCACATAATACAAATCCATTAATACGGAATCCCTTTTCTAACTTAACAAGGTTTCGTAAGACAGTTTTATTCTTGTATATCACGGGAAAATCCAGGTTATATTTTTCAGTTTCTTCATTACGAATGACGGAAACCTTTTTTGAAATTTTATTCAGTACAATACATCTATAACTACCTTTTATGTCGATGGATAAATAATTGAAATCATCATATATACACGTGTACAAGTAAATGTTCGTGTCATCCTCAGTAGTGTGAGAGTGGTGGAACATATAAATGCCCTTTTCATAGATATATGTAGCAAGATTACCAGTCATTTTATCAATAACGTGAAAATAGCTCGGCTTTGTTTTATCAAAACGCACGGGTAAGCTGGTTTTTATAATTTGTGTAAAATCCATAATAATAGGAACATCTGTGAATAAAATCGTTTTGTTGTTTGATACAAAGTCGTGTATAACCGGCATATATTTTGTTTTGATTGTTTTCTTGTATTTTTCTTGAAGTTCTTCTGTGAAAATGTAATAATCAACAGATTGATGCATCACATCGTAATCAATGGTCTCAATTGCACCATTCCTATACTTTGTATGACCAGAGAAACTACGAAGATGGGGTAAGTAATTGCGTTTAATCGTATGAATCTCTTTTTCTTGATAATCAATATCGAGCTGATATGGAAGGTCTCTTTCATACAATGCATACGTGTTATTATTGTTTGTATGTAGTAAAGCTGTATTCGCCAACCCTAAATGATTTGGTAGCAATCGCAACTTACTAAATGCCATAAACAATGCATATACAAAAGGGTCTTTGGGTATTCTTCCATTTTTTTGTTCGTATTTCAGCTTTTCGGTTTGAATATGATGTTGAACGTAAGTGACATTACCTTCGTCAAAAAAGAGACCCTGTATTGTTCCATCGCCCATGAACATTTGGAATAAGGAAGAAACATTAAACATATTTACATCTGGACCGATTAATCCATAAAACCCAGAAACGTGATGTATTTTGCTGCGGGTTTCGTCAGGCAATGGAACATTTATTTTGGTATCGCGAATCTTGAATGGGTTCCCAAATTTGAAATTAAAAAAATAGGTAGTAGCTACGGACACATAGCACAATAATAAAATAAAAATAAAATTCATACGTCTTGTGTAATTACAGCATATTTTATTTATGTTGTAATTTTTCAAATATTGTAATTATACAATAGTAAGATGAATGTATAAATCGCTAATCTTGGATACGTCATATGGGTCATATTTATTTGGAATAGGAATTCCTTTGCGTTTCTGTAATATTGTTTGCTTTCTTTGAAATCGTATTGCTGATCCATCAACCTCTATACTCTGGTCTCCAAATGTTATTATAAGACTATACTCTTGTAATAGGAAGCATTTTTTAGTTTCATAATCAATGTGTACATCATTATTTGTATCAATATATATGTGATTTGGAAGCTCTGGAATACATTCTACTTCGAGGTCATTACCGCTAATGTCATACGTTAATTGAGAATGCCATAGTGGAATAAAGAAGTCGTTGTCTTGTATAGTGAGTTTGTATACGTGATGTTCGTATAAGTCATCAATATTTGGATTTAATATGATTTTTTCATTTAAATCAACCTTTTCTTTTATTACGGCTTTTATCATGTCAAATATATATTGTTCTAAATGAAGATTATTTCGGTATTTATGTAATATTTCATATGTTTTTATAAGCTGTGTTTTATCCAGCGTATGCAAATAACTAAGGACTTGTTCTTTACAAGAAGTGCTAATTTTTTCTAAAATAGAAATCCATACATCTTGTTGTTGGTATCCCTGAAACAATTGATTGAAAAAATTAAAGACAAATGATGAATAATGATGGTTTCGTTCGTCTTCAAACACCCGCTCTCCGTTAGTACAATGCGTTAGTAGGTATTTATACGCTTCGTGCACTTTTTGAAACAATTCTTTACTATTTTCGTCTTTCGATTTGTCTGGATGATATAATAATGCTAATGCCCTATATTGTTTCTTTACAATACTTTCATTAATGTTCTTTGGGTCAATTTCAAGTATTTTACACGCTTGTATTTTGTTCATTTTGATAACAGCAATTTATTATATATAATACCATATTCTCTAAATGATAAATGGGGCGATAATTATTATTATAATATTTTAATGAAGTATATATTTTCGTTAGTATATTGGAAATTTGTTCTTTTGAAAGAAGTGCTGATACATGATTCATATATTGAAACAAGAAATCATAAATATCAATATCATATGTAAGTAAGTCATATAACAGTTCTCGAAGTTGTAAAAAATTAATTTTGTTTATATCCTGAGAATATTCAACAAGGTGGCTGAAACATTTCTCAAATAAGTTTGTAGGATACTCATTCATATCATTGTAAGGAATCCATTTGAGTTCTTTGATATTATGGATGCTATGTGTGTCAATATTACAATATTCAGATACACCGCGACTTGTGTTGGTAGGTTTATTCGTTAATGAAGCATTGTTTTGTAGAACAAGTTTTGATAAGAACCCATTTCTCGCATTGTATTGTTCATGGTATATGACATTATTTTTGATAATATCGTTATACCTGATTTGGTCTGGTCTTGTAATAGAAAGGATTTGACATTGTGATGTAATACAGCGTGGAACGTGGCTGATTTGTTCAGAGATGAAGAAAAAATTAATATGTATGGAATGTTGTTTTGAAAAGTGATGAATGTAATTGTAAAATATTTCAAGTAATTCGGTATGTATTTTATGGAAATTTTTGCATAAAATGATGCCGTTTTTGTTTGAAGTAGAAGTAATAATATCTACGATTTGAAAGAAAATGTCGTGCCATAATATTTTCGCGTGGCATCCCAATAAGTCCATATCAACTTCGTAGTGGATGTCGCTTATCTGAATGACAATATTTTTCTTTTCATTTTCAATGTTCATCAGCTTATAATACTTTAATTGCGATGGACTGTATTGAGAAATAATAGATAGTGCTTGTGTATATTTTCCACAGCCAGCTGGTCCATACATAAATATATTTTTAAGGTCTCTAATGTTGTTTGGTAATTGGTTTTTATAAGGTTCTAATTCAGGATGGAGTGAAAATAGTTTTTCACTTTGTATATATTCTTCGAACTTTGTTTCATAATATTTCATTTAACGTATAGAAATATTATAAAAGGTAATGTTTAAACGCATTTATGCTGTAATTCTATCTTATTCTTCTTCTTGATTTTTGAAATTTATTTGCAATGGATAATAGTATAGCAGCGAGTATAAACCCACATAAGGATAACAAATACATACATAGGTACATAATTTGATTGTAGTCGTTGAGACCAGGAACGGTTTTGACAAGAATGTCTTTGCAAGTGAATACAACTATAATCAAAATGGTAAATATAATAAATATGGGAATAAATAAGTCCTTAATTATGCTCACATTTTCAGCTTGTGCGTCTGGAACTTTGTAATTGTCCCCTTTCTTATTGTAGTATTTAATTCTCAAAGAAGTAAATGTCAAAAATACGAGTGTAATTGCAGTAGCAACCATTGAGAACCCAGCAAAGATGGAAAAGAATAATGTGTTATACAGCCAATGGCTATCTTTCATAATGGTGCCTATACGGGTTGCAACATATAAGATGAACCCACAAAATGTAATTGTTAAAATACCAAATCCTATGATTTCCGTTTTTGGTAAATATAACGCGGAAACACCCGTAATTGTCATAAAGAGTATAATCAAGTAGTTAAAAATGTTCAATACTCCGTCTCGTTTCGTGGGGTCATCCAAGAAGTCTACTATTTGCTCGTATATATTTGTCAAGAATTCCATTATTATTTATATAATCATAACATATTATTTGTTAATGTATGTTTTATCAACCCATTCTAAAACAGTTTCAACGTCATCATGAAAACAATCTCCTTTGTATTTCTTGATATTGAAAAACGATGGCTTTTTCATAGAAGCTGTTTGATAGAAAATATATGGTCCGAATTTGCCTTTGCGTAATGAGGTAGTATCATTGTATTTTCGGAGAACATTCGTGTCCAATTGTTTATTTTCTAACGTAGGTAAAATATCTTCCCACGAAATATCTTCTTTCGGCTTTTCAATGTGTTTTAATGGTTTTCTTGTTTCTCCATATTGTACATACAACCCAAACCGTCCCTCTTTTATAAAGACCTCCTCGTTTTCCCACGTTCCTATGCACCCAGACGGGGTATCAATGATATCCTTTAAATTGTATTTGTTATTTTCAATTCCATCCAATGTAATGTGGTATTCTTTTTTAATGTTAAAATATTCGATACTGCCGTCTTCTAAATGGTGGCGTATAGATGGCCCATAGCGCTCAAACACAATATCATAGTTCTCTTCGAGTGGAAAAAATTTCTTTTCTATCTTTTTGATAGGTGATGAACTTTCTTTTATTTGTGTTTCACAATCTTTACAGAGGTCATACCAATGTGTTTGAGACCCATTGACGATTGCATCTAACTGGGTTTCCATATATTCCGTGTAATCATATGAAAATAGTTTTTCAAAATAATTGGTTAGAAAAGGCAGCACTAACAATCCAACCTCCGTTATTTTCAGTTTATTCTTTTCTTTTCCAACTTGTTTGATAGTTTTTGTTTCTTGTATAATGTCTTTTTCCAGTACAAAGTCCGATACATTTACATTTGTGCCAGGAATGTCGCCCCGTTCTACGTATTTTCGTTCTTGGATTGTTTGGACGATGCTTGCAAATGTAGATGGACGACCAATTCCAAGTTCTTCAAGTTTGTGGATAAGGGAGGCTTCTGAATAATAGCTGCCATTTTTTTTGAACTGCGAAGTTGCTTTTATCTTAACATAAGGAGCAACATCGCTGGCATAGGACTGAAAACGCATAATTCGCGACTTAGCTTTGTGCTGTAAATCGCATACGGCGTCTTCTTCTGAATAAATCTTCCATCCTAATTGGATGGGTATCTCAATGGTATGTTCATATTGTAGATTCATTGGGGCGGTTAAAAAAATTTTACAACAATTATACTTGTAATCGGACAAACAACTTTCAATCGTGTTTTTACGTATAATATTATAAACAGATAGCAATCGGTTATTTTTTGTTTCTATTTTACTTACATTCAAATCTGTGACGCGTATTGCTTCGTGCGGATGAATAGATTTATTATGTTCAATATGTTTCCAAGATGAAGGAATACAGTCCTCATCGTTAGGGAATGTTTTCGTTAGATACTTTTTCATTTTATCTAAAAATGTTTCTGCGTACGTACAACTCTCGGTACGCATATATGTAATGAACCCTGTTTGATATAATTGTTGGCAAATACTCATTGTTTCATGGGGAGACATATTCAATACTTGGTTTGTAGATTGTAACAACTTGGATGTGGAAAAGGGTTTGGGCGGACTTCTACTATGCGACGTCTCTTTACCAATTGACATTTTATGTTCAAACGCCTTGGATTCATTCAAAAACATAGTACAATCTTCTATCGATTTTAATGGTGTAGGAATGATAAAAGAGTGTTCACGTTCGTAAAAGAGACCATTGATAGAATACGTTTGTTCACACGTAGCATTTCTTTGTTTCATTTCATTCTCATAAATAAGACGTAATGCAGGGGTTTGACATCTTCCAGCAGATAGTGAATTTTCTTTATCTCTGTACAAGTACGACCATAAGAAGGGTGAAATTTTATATCCGACCATTAAATCTAACACTTGCCTTGCTTGTTGTGCGTGCACAAGGTTCATATTGATAACGGTAGGGTTATTTACTGCATTGGTAAGGGCTGTTTTTGTAATTTCATTGAAAATAATACGCTTTGTTGTCTGTATTGGAAGGTTGAATACCTCACAAACGTGCCACGCAATAGCTTCTCCTTCCCGGTCATCATCACTCCCAAGTAGGATATTTTGGGTCTCAAACTGTTTGATGATACTTCTCATTTCGTTGATGTGATACTCTTTCTCTTTGATAAAGTCGAATGTGATTTCGTAATTTAGTTTAGCGTTAATGGATTTGAGACCTTTTATGTGTCGGATATGACCTAACGATGCAATACACGCATAGTCTGCACCGAGGTATTCTTCTATCTTAGAACACTTTGATGGGGATTCTACAATAATCAAGTATTTTGCGTTGGATACATTCTTTGTGTCCGGTTTCTTTGTATATGCTTTCTTTTTGAAAAATCGCTTTTTCATTGTATAACATAGTGTATTGTATCTATGTTGTTTGTGTTACAAAAGTAGAGACCATAATATATAACCATATAGTATAGTACTTATATGTTTGACGAGAATAGAATCAATTATAGAATTAATCGTTCCCCTCTTACTAGAGAAGAAAAATCAGAGAGTCGTCTGCTCCAAAAATTTGGCATATAAGACTCTTTACATCCAGTACAGAATGTATCAACAACTATGATTCGTGATATAAAATACTATACAAAAATCCATACATCAGATGAACCAGTTAGGATTTGGAATGATCTATATGGTAAGAATACTGGGAGATTTTTATCTTTTGAAGATGCGTTTTATGATAATGAGAATTCTATGTGTTATTTCCCAGAACTGGGAACTAGCGTAGTTGAACATGAGAGTCATGTGTAATGATGTGACAGAGTGGGTCAAGGATTCCTTGGAAGGAATAGGATACCATCATACCGATTTATACCATAAATACAAAGACGAATATGGTAGGTGGCAAACCTATCGTAACTGTGGTAATATTCGTAGGTATAAGAATTATTACTTCGCAATTGATACTGAAAAAATAATTAAATTACCGAATGGTGGAAATAAGAAAAGAAAAACGAACAAAAAGTCTAAGAAAGCAAAGAAGACTCACAATAAGAAAGCAAAGAAAGCAAAGAAGAGCCACAATAAGAAATCGAAGAAAGTAAAGAAATCAAAGAAATAACAGCTTTATTTACAACACTAATTCTTTGTAAATAAACATAAACACACCTTTACAATGTATATAGTAGTATGTATCTCTCAAAACTGTTTAACATTGTATTGATGACAATTAGTAAATACAAAATAGACGAGTCCCACGGAATCATTCACGCAATGAACGTTCTTCACAATTGCGACCATTTGATTGATAGTGTTATACAAAAACAACCAGAAATAGAAGAACATCGTAAAATCATATACAGTGCGGCTATATTACACGATATGTGTGATAAAAAATACATGAACGAAGACGAAGGAATGAAAGAAATAAAGTCATATATTTATGATTCCATTAGTAATAACGAATTAGATGTTATGGAAAATATTGTTAGCACGATGTCCTATTCAAAAGTGAAAAAGAAAGGGTTTCCGGACTTAGGACAATACCAAACCGCTTATCACGTGGTTCGTGAGGGGGATTTATTAGCAGCATATGACTTTGACAGATGTATGATTTATCATATGACACAAAACAATGCAGACGTTCATAGTGCATTTCAAGACGCATATAGTCTATTTCAAACGCGTATATTTAAGCACCAAGAAGATGGGTTATTATTATTTCCGTATTCTAATGAGCAACATACTATTCTTTCTGGACAAGCACATATACGCATACAACATTGGCGTAAAATATTATCTTATAAATTGTAATTTATCAACGACTACAAGTTTAGGAAAATGTATGATATATATATAGTTATTTTTGAATGGCAAATAAACAATCCAACGCAAAGAAATCCAAAGCAAAGAAAGGCTCAAAAAAGCGTAGTAGCCGAAGAAATAAAACACAAGCAGGAGGAGACAATGAAACAGAAGATGAAATGTTGGCTAGAGTTCAAAAAATATATGATGAAGACAGAGACATAAACGAGTTAAACAAGGCCGATAGAAAGGGTAAGACACCTCTTCATTATGCTTCAGAGAAGGGGTACAGATTCGTGGTTGAAGACCTGATTCAGTACACAGCTGTAGAAATAAATAAGATCCGTGAACGAACTGGTAAGACAGCACTTCACTACGCATCGGAAAATGGGCATTATGAAGTGGTTAAATTACTGCTTAATGACGATGACATAGATGTGAATATTCAAGATAAAAAGGGTAAGACAGCACTTCACTACGCATCGG